CAAGGAGTACCACGCCAAATACCAATCAACCCCTAATTTCGATACTCTTGAACAGATTGTAAAATCTGAAATTTCACAAGAATTAGTTGCAAAAATTGTCCTTGACACCATCAAACAAGTAAAAGATGCTCCATTTGAAGGGACTCAGTTTGTTCAAGAAAAGGCTTTGAAGTTCTGTAAACAACAAGAACTACAAAAGGCAATGGACAAAGCCCAAAAGATTATCACCGAAGGAGACTTTGAATCTTATGACAAGGTTGAGAGTTTGGTTCGTGAAGCATTACAGGTTGGGGAAAAAGACACGGGTACAACTGATGTCTTTTCTAACCTTGATACCGTACTTGATGAAGATTTTAGACACCCAATTCCATTAGGAATACCAGGTATTGATAGATTACTTAAAGGTGGTTTGGCTAAAGGAGAAATTGGTGTTATTTTAGCACCCACAGGTGTCGGTAAAACTACCATCTTAACAAAGATTGCGAACACTGCGTTTAATCTTGGATATAATGTTCTTCAAATATTTTTTGAGGACAACCCAAAGATTGTACAACGTAAACACTTCACACTTTGGACAGGTATTGAACCAGACAACTTGGTAAACCACAAAGAAGAGGTTATGGCTAAACTTACAGACATCAAAGAAACAATGAAGAACGAGTTAATTATGAAAAAACTTCCTTCAGATTCAATGACGATGAACCAAATCAAAAACCAAATCAGAAAAATGATTGCTGATGGTACAAAGATTGACTTGGTTCTTTTGGACTATATTGATTGTGTTGTCCCTGAAAGTACAAGTAAAGATGAGTGGAAAGCTGAGGGTTCAGTAATGAGAGGGTTTGAATCAATGTGTCACGAACTATCATTAGTTGGATGGACAGCAACACAGGGTAACAGAAGCTCTATATCTTCTGAGGTTGTTACTACCGACCAAATGGGTGGTTCTATTAAGAAAGCACAAGTTGGACACGTTATCATTACCGTGGCTAAAACTTTACAACAAAAAGAAATGAACTTGGCAACAATTGCTATTACCAAATCACGTATTGGTAAAGATGGAGTAGTGTTTGAGAACTGTAAGTTTAACAACGAACTACTTGAAATTGATACAGAGTCATCTGTAACCTTCTTAGGTTTTGGTGAACAACAAGAAGAAAGAAAACGTGACCGAGTTAAAGAACTCTTAGAAAAAAGAAAACAAAGAGAAGAACAAAAACAATAATATAAAATAAAATAAACAAAAATTATGGACGCATCACAAAAGATATTGTCAGACTTAACAGTTTACATGAAGTACGCTAAGTTCGTACCTGAACTAAACAGACGAGAAACGTGGGAGGAATTGGTAACCCGTAATATGGAAATGCATATTAAAAAATACCCATCTCTAAAAAATGAGATTAAAGAAGTATACAAAATGGTATATGATAAAAAGGTATTACCTTCAATGAGGTCAATGCAATTTGGTGGTAAACCAATTGAGATTTCTCCAAACAGAATCTACAACTGTGCTTACTTACCTATCGACCACTTGGATGCATTTGCTGAGTCAATGTTCCTATTATTAGGTGGTACAGGTGTTGGGTATTCAGTTCAAAAACATCATGTTGAAAAATTACCTGAGATTAGAAAACCAAAATCAAATAGGTCAAGACGATTCTTAATCGGAGACTCTATTGAAGGATGGGCAGACGCAATTAAAGTATTGTTCAAATCTTATTTTGGAGAACAGTTATCAACACCTGAATTTGATTTTTCTGACATCAGACCAAAAGGAGCTCAACTTGTAACATCAGGTGGTAAAGCACCAGGCCCTCAACCTTTGAAAGATTGTATACATAAATTAAAAGGTATGTTGGACTCAAAAGAAGACGGTGAAAAATTAACACCAATTGAAGTTCATGATATGGTTTGTCATATTGCAGATGCTGTGTTAGCTGGTGGTATCCGTAGAGCGGCACTTATCTCTTTATTTAGTGCTGACGACAACGAAATGATTTCTTGTAAATCAGGTTCTTGGTGGGAAAAAAATCCACAAAGAGGTAGAGCAAACAACTCAGCAGCACTTGTTAGACACAAGATTACAAAAGAATTCTTCATGGATTTATGGAAACGTGTTGAAGCGTCAGGAGCAGGTGAACCTGGTATCTATTTTACAAACGATAAAGATTGGGGAACAAACCCATGTTGTGAAATCGCATTGAGACCAAACCAATTCTGTAACTTATGTGAGGTAAATGTTTCTGACATTGAATCACAAGAAGACTTAAATGCTCGTGTTAAAGCTGCGGCGTTCATTGGAACACTTCAAGCGGGTTACACTGACTTCCATTACTTGAGAGACATTTGGAGAAGAACAACTGAGAAAGATGCGTTGATTGGTGTATCTATGACAGGTATTGGTTCAGGTGTAGTTTTAGGATATAATATGAAAGAAGCTGCGAAAGCGGTTAAAGAAGAAAATACAAGAGTTGCTGAATTGATTGGTATTAACAAATCAGCTCGTATGACAACTGTAAAACCTGCGGGAACAACTTCATTGACGTTGGGAACATCATCAGGTATTCACGCTTGGCACAACGACTACTACATCCGTAGAGTACGTGTTGGTAAGAATGAGGCAATCTACAATTACTTGGTGACAAATCACCCTGAACTAGTTGAAGATGAATTCTTCCGTCCACATGACACAGCGGTTATTTCGGTTCCACAAAAAGCACCTGAAGGGGCAATTTTGAGAACTGAAAGTCCTTTCCAATTGTTAGAACGTGTTAAGAAAATTACACAAGAGTGGGTTAGACCTGGTCACAGAACTGGTTCAAACAGTCACAACGTATCTGCAACTATCAGTTTAAAGGCTGAAGATTGGGAATTAGCAGGAGATTGGATGTGGGAAAACAGAGATTTCTATAATGGATTATCTGTATTACCTTATGATGGTGGTAGTTATATTCAAGCACCATTTGAAGATTGTACTGAAGAAGAATTTGAAAGATTATTTGCAAAACTTCACTCAATTGATTTAAGTAAAGTTATTGAGTTACAAGATAACACTGATTTGAGCGGAGAATTGGCTTGTGCTGGTGGAGCTTGTGAAATCAAGTAATATTAATAATAACAATAAAAATAAGGGGGGGAAGGTAAAACTTCTCCCTTCTTTATTTTATATGGAAGATGGAAAATATGTCTTTACCGAAGAATTCCATTTAGAAAGAGGTTCTTGTTGTGGTTCAGGTTGTAGACATTGTCCTTATTTTCCTGCTCACAAAAAAGGAAATACTACTATATTTATAAACAATGGCTAATGGTGTTACATATGGTATAAATTTTCCCTTCAGAGATTCTTTTAGGGGGGATTACTTACAATTAACGGAATTAGAGTCACAAGAAATTAAAGCTGACTTGATGTTGTTATTGTTGACAAGGAAGGGTTCAAGATATTATTTACCACAATTTGGTACAAGATTATATGAATTTCTTTTTGAGCCTTTTGATGGTATTACCTTTGACGCTATTGAATCTGACATCAGAGATGCAATTGAAACTTTTATGCCAAACTTATTGGTTAATAGTTTAAGTATTACACCTGCTGACCCACAGGAAGAAGTGGATATTGCCACAGGTCAAAACGTTGTAGGAACAAGCGAATCGTCAATTTACCGATTCCCTGGCAAAGGTACTTCAGAGTACACAGCAAAAATAAGATTAGATTACTCAACAAATGGTTCAACATATGCTCAGAGTGATTTTGTAATTATAAATATTTAATACAAATGGCAAATAATAGAATATCATACGCATCTAGGGATTATCAGTCAATCAGGACCGAGCTCTTGAATTATACTAAAACTTACTATCCTGACTTAATCCAAGACTTTAACGATGCTTCGGTCTTCTCCGTATTCATTGATTTAAACGCCGCGATTGCGGACAACTTACATTATAACATTGACCGAAGTATTCAGGAGACTGTTTTACAATATGCTCAACAAAGGTCATCAGTTTATAACATAGCCAGAACCTACGGTTTAAAATTACCAGGACAAAGACCATCAGTTGCTTTAGTTGATTTCTCAATTACAGTCCCTGCTTTTGGTGATAAAGAAGATGAAAGATATCTTGGAACATTGACAAGAGGTTCACAAGTTGTTGGAGCCGGAATTGTTTTTGAAAATGTTTATGACATTGATTTTGCTTCACCATATAATTCTCAAGGTTTTCCCAATAGATTAAAAATACCAAACTTTAACTCAAATAATATTTTAGTTAATTATACAATCACAAAAAGAGAAATTGTTGTAAATGGTATTACAAAGGTATTCAAACGAGTTATTGGTGCAAATGATGTTAAACCATTCTTTGAATTATTTTTACCTGAAAAAAATGTGTTAGGCATTACAAGTGTATTATTAAAGAATGGTACACAATATACAAACACACCAACAACTGCAGAGTTTTTAGGTGTTGATAATAGATGGTATGAAGTGGATGCATTGGCTGAAGATAGAGTCTTTATTGAAGACCCTGCAAAAGTTTCTGACCAACCTGGTATTAAAGTTGGTAAGTATATCCAAACTCAAGATAGATTTATTACCGAATATACACCTGAAGGATTTAAGAAAATGACATTTGGTGGTGGTACCAATACCGCACAAGACCAATTGAACCAGTTCACAACTTTAGGTACAACATTAGAACTTCAAAAATATTCTAACAATTTCTCATTAGGTTCAACATTAACACCAAATTCAACATTGTTCATTCAATATAGAGTTGGTGGTGGATTGGCAACAAACTTAGGAACAAACGTAATCAATCAAATTGGTACTGTTTCATTCTTTGTTAATGGTCCATCTGAGACAACAAACTCAGCGGTAGTTAATTCATTAAGATGTGTTAACGTAACTGCGGCGGTAGGTGGAGCGGGTATTCCATCATTAGAGGAAATTAGAAACTATGTATCATTTAATTTTGCAGCTCAAAAGAGAGCGGTTACCGTACAGGATTACGAATCAATTATTAGAAACATGCCAGCTCAATTTGGAGCACCCGCAAAAGTATCTATAACAGAAAATGATAATAAAATTTTAATTCAAATTTTATCTTACGATACTTCAGGTAAATTAACCAATATTGTTTCAAATACTTTAAGACAAAACATTGCAAATTATTTATCAAACTACCGAATGATGAATGATTATATTTCAATATTCAGTGCTGAGGTTATTGACTTGAGTGTTGATGTTGCGATTGTCTTAGATTCAGCTCAAAACTCAGGACAAGTTATTTCAAGTGTTATTGATAAAATATCTGCATACTTTAACCCTCTATCAAGACAATTAGGTCAGAATGTTTATCTATCCGAGATTAGAAGTATTATTCAAAATACAAATGGGGTATTAACCGTTTCAACTTTAGATGTGTTTAATGAAGTTGGTGGTCAATATTCATCGGCAGAAACCTCTATGGAATACTCAGACCCAGAATTAAAACTTATTGGTCCTGTTGATGATACCATATTTGCTCAACCATCACAAGTGTATCAGATTAGATATCCAGGTAAAGACATTAGAGTTTCGGTTAAGAACTTCCAATCAATTACTTTTTCTTAACAAGTTTATTTATTTTTTCTTTGGATTATTATTTAATTGTGTGGGTTCACTTTAAAAATCCCGCATAAACTATTTATTAACTAAAGACATTAATGGGTCAATCATATAGAATAAGGACTGAATTAGGGGTTAACAAAACAATCAACGTACAATTAGACCAAGAGTTTGAACAGTTAGAGATTTTATCTTTAAAAATACAACAAGAAGATGTCTATATAAGAAGTTGTGCCGATTATGGAGTTATTGTTGGTAGGGTTACCGCTAACAATGGTTTTGGATTACCAAACGCAAGAGTGTCAATATTCATACCTATTACAACGGTAGATGAATCAAACCCAATTATTTCAAGTATATACCCATATAAATCACCTTCAGATAAAAATGAAGATGGATATAGGTACAACTTATTACCTTATGAAAAATCTTATTCTGTTCACGCAGCAACAGGTACAATACCATCAAGATTGGATGCTCTGACAGGAACAACCGCTGTTGAAATATATGACAGATATTATAAGTTCACGGCCAAAACAAATGATAGTGGGGATTACATGATAATGGGGGTACCATTAGGGTTTCAAACTGTTGTTATGGATGTTGACTTGTCTGATATTGGAGAGTTTTCATTGACACCACAGGATTTAATTAGAATGGGTCTTGCAACTGAAGCTCAAGTTGCGGGTAATCGTTTTAGAACATCAACAGATTTAAATTCATTACCTCAAATTATTAATTTGGTTAAAGGTATTGAAATATCACCACTTTGGGGTGACCCTGATATTTGTGACATTGCCATTAATCGTCTTGATTTTGATTTGAGAGACGAGGCAAATGTTAATATACAACCAACATCTGTTTTTATGGGTTCAATTTATTCCACTTCAGACGCTTACCGAGTTAGGAGAAATGCAAAACCTAAAGATGATATGGGTAATCTTTGTAGTTTACAATCAGGACCTGGACAAATATTAGCAATTAGACAAACCATCCAACAAGATACTATTGGTAATCCAATACTGGAACAATATCAATTAGAACAATCTGGAAATATTATTGATGGTGATGGTGTTTGGTTAACTGAATTACCAATGAACTTAGATTATTATATAACTAATGAATTTGGTGAAAGAGTTATATCAAATGACCCAACAATAGGTATTCCAACTAAGGCAAAATATAGATTTAAAATTAAATGGACTCAACCAACGGCATTAACTGAACAAACAAGACGACCATATTTTTTAGTTCCAAATATTAAAGAGTATGGATGGACAAGTTCGGTAATTGACCCAAATTTACAATTTAACCCATCGTCTAACGCAGAATTGGCTGGTTCATATTATTTTGGATTAGATTGGACCGGATACACAAATACTCAAGCGGCAATAAATTGTGATGATACTTTTTATCAATTTGACTTTAATAAAGTTTACACGGTTTCAGGGTTAATTGATGAATTTAAAAATGGTGGAAGAGGTAGGTTTATTGGGATTAAAGAAATTGACAGTCAAGATTGTGAAAGTACTATTAATAAATTTCCTGTAAATGAAGGTTTTAGAAATTTTGATTTTATTTTCTTTCTATTTGCAATTTTAATGCAATTGGTTCAAATAATTGGTATCCCATTATTAATTGTTTATCATATTGCTGCGGCAATTTTAGAAAATTATGCGAAACCTTTAATTATTGCATTAATTGGGTGGATTATTAAAAACGTTATTGCGTTTGGATTTTTGGTTGCGGTTTATATTGCGTTAATTATTGCGTCTTTTGGTGTTAGTATTGCGGGGGTAGTATCTGCGGTACTACAGTTGACCGTATGGACAATTTTGTTAATTAAAGCAAAGAAAATAAAAAAATTCATTGAACAACTAAGGTTTGGACCTTTTAAATTACCAATGGTGACTTATCCCGATTGTCAGGCTTGTGAATGTGACCCAGAGATTCTACAGTCTTCTACAAACGCCACTGAGTCTTTTTTAGTTAGTCAATTATCTAATTCATCGGCATATTATGAAAATTTAGTTAAGGCTCAAGAAAGGGCAACATCACAATCTCCAAGTGATGATACTTACGAAGCGAACAATTCATTATATGCTCAAATTTTAAGTGAGGCACTTGCAGGATTTGGTTCTAGTAATACTAATCCATCTGCATACAAAAATGGTGTGAGTTCTATTGTTACATTTCCTGACAGCGATAATACTCGAAGATTTGCTGTTTCAAAAACAATAACACCAGGAGAAAGGATAAACACTTTTAATGTTAGAAATAAATATTTCCAAGGGATTAATAGAATAAAAGCTACTTTTGCTTCAGATGTAAATAATCCTGTAGGTTTGTATCATTATGATAATACTTTAACTATATTATCACCTGAAGAATTTGAACCAGGTACTCTATTAACTTTTGTGAATCCATCATTAACCACAGATAAAAATTATTTGTGGACAGGAACTACTGGTGGTTCAGTGTTACAAGGAATAAATGGTAGAATTCAAACTGACCAATTTACTACTCAAGTAAAATATGCAATTCCAACAGATAATAGTCAAACTACGGAATCGACTACATTATATACTATACCAAGTGCAACAACTGAGTGTGTTGATAGTATTACTATAGATGTTACTACTTCAGGTACGGTGACATATAATACTTGTAATGGGGGGATTGTTATTTATAGTGCGTTAACATTAGGGTCTCATACAATAACAAATGTTAATTGTATAAGTACAACTAATTTAGGTGGTACTGCAGAATATACGGTAGTTAGTTTTGGTGAAAGTTGTCAAAGATATGTATATCCTTCAGATATTGAATACTATCAAGTACTTACTGCTATTACAATTACAACAAATATTGTTAATGGTGTACCACAATATTCAATACCTAATTTAGGTAGTGGTGTTGGGTTTTGGAACTATTTAACTGCACCAAGCTCAGTTCAAATTTATAAAGAAGTTAAAGGCAATTTAGGTAGTGATGGGTGGCTTGAAGATGGAGCACAACAAAATTTAGCCATAAGTAATTTTGCGGATTTTTCTGACTCAAAAATTTTAATTTTACAAAGAGGGGTTGACCCATATTCCCCAACGTTAATTAATCAATATGGTATTGGTAAGATATTGGGATACCCAAATGAAAACGACGTAATCATTACGGCAACAACAAAAATGAATATACCTGTTCAAAAATTACCAACAGGTTCAGTAACTACTGTTCCACAACATAACGTTCAAAATAATATTTATTTTTCATCTTATGTTTATAGTCCTGGTGTGGTAGGTTCAACAACACCTGGTTTACAATTTTCTTCATACACCACAAGTAATGTTGGATTTTATGGGGCATTAGATTCAACAACTCCCGATAGAACTATTAATTCAGGTCCAACATTTGGTAATGTTTTTGTACCAGCAACAGTATTCATTGATAAAAGTCCGTCATATGGAATAGCTAATGGTGTGGTAACCAAAACATCGAATGATTATTATTCATCCGCAATATCGGTTAGTAAGTATGATACCGCCGAGGATTTATCGGGTGGTGCAATATTAAAGTTAACTCCATTAGTTTTAAATACTATTATTTTAAATGTGATATTCCCGTTGCTCTCTTATAAGGCATATAATGACCCACCGAGTAGGGTATACTTTAGCCCAATTTTATATCCAACATTAACGGGTTCAAGTGCGTTGAACATTGTCAATTCTTCAAGAAATGTTATGAGAACTGACAGATTACCATCATCTGATTATATCGATAGTGGTGTTATAAATGGTAGTGTTAGTTTATTACAACAAAACGTAGGATTTTCTGCTTATATTATTGGTGGACAAGGAGCACCCATTAATGTAAGTGGTTACGATACAGGTGCATCTCAAGTTAATGCTGATATTGAGGGTCAACTTGCTAGTGTCAATGTGTTAGAGTCATTAAGTACTTGTGAGAGAATGGTTGGTCTTAATTGTTATAGTGGTAATAGTGTTAATTTTGGTGTTACTGCGGGATGTCAAAGTAGTGATTCAGTTCAAAATGGGTGTTATGTTTTTGCGGTTAATCCTTGGACAGATTTACAAAAAGATTTAAGGGCGTTTAGTGAGTGGGGATTTAGATTTAGATTTTTCTATGGGTTATGTCGAGGTGTTTTATCTCAAACATTTACCAACAATTGGGTAAATGGTTCATTATACACATTTCCAATACAAGTTGATACTTATTTTGACCAACAAAATAAACCATTACCACCTCAGTTTGCCAAAGAACTTGTTTATTTTGATGATAAGACTAATAACTTCTATTACAGAAGTTCACCTTATTTGTCAGGAACAACATCACCAAGATTTATTGGAAGACCAACTCTTGGATTAATAAACCCCGTTAATGACAGAAATTTATTGTTCCCAACAACAATTGTTAATTTGGGTATTAAAGATGATTTTTATCAAGAAATAATTTTTGACCCGTCAGCTAAAGGGTACATAATGAATACATTAAATCCAACAAGTTATTCGGATACTTCAGATTTGGTAAATTTATTTGTTATATCTCGTATTACAGACGAAGGATATTTGGCTCAACTTTTTACTTTTGGTAATAATGGATTGAATCAATTATTTACCAGACCCGATAGAAGAATTGATGGTGATTTAGCTCAAAGTATGTCAATTAATTCTGAGTATGGTGTAATACCTTTTTCACCTGAGTTTTATAGTGTTTATGGTACAAGTAATGACCCTGTTGTTATTTTGGGTGGACTTGATGACCCAACAATGGGTGTTTTCTTTTCTTCTACCACAGTTGATTTACAAAACAAAGACTTCTTAACGCCTGGAGTTATTGATTTTAGACCATCAAATAATGCAAATGCTATAACATATCCTTATGGTATTAAATCTCAGTATGTACCGTTTTATCAGTGGGGATTAAATCAACCATCAATACAAAGTATTTTTGGTTCACAATACAATGATTGGGTTACAAATCAATCATCAAATATTAATACTTCAGGTATTTTTGGATATAACTATCAATCATTAGATAGAAGAAATATTGGGTCGCCAAGTTATTTTATTGGGTCAAATTCACAAGTAAGTGATATATACGAAAGAGGTTATATCTTTAATGTAAACCCTAATGGTTCATATTCTTACAATGCGGGAACTTATCCAAATAAATTCTTAGTTAGCGCTCCATTCCATTTTTATTTTGGAGTAAATAAAGGATTAACTGCGTTAGATAAATTTAAAACAAAATATTCTGTAGGTGAATAAGTTTACAATTATACCGAGTAGTCAGGAATATCAGGCGGCTCCATCAGTTGACCAAGATATCACTATTACTTTAGAGCAACAGAGTCAACAAATGGTTGAATATGACCGAAGTCAAAGTATTAGTTTGGCTCAAGTATTTGATGATGAAAGACAAAGTAGTGGTATATTCAGACCCACATTCAAAGTTAATTATTTGTATGGTAACACATATACAGGTACTACTGAATATGTTCCATTTAGAAATACTTTATATTATGTTAATCCCGAACAATCTTTTGTTAGTACTATATGGAAAGGATTTCCACAATATTATGAATTTGATTTTTATAGGCCTAACATATCTGACCAACATATTAATTATGTTGCAAAAAGTGCCTACACATACAATTGGACATATTATATTAGTTATGCTCAAAGTAACAATTATTTAAAACAAATGTCATACACATTAAATAATAGTAGTTATGATTGGTATGCGTCCGAAGGTATTCCATTTTCAATTATTAATGGAACTCAAAATGGTAGTAATGTTATTAGATTTCAATGTATTGCACCACACGGATTAACTGTTGGTGAGTATGTTGAATTACCTTTCTTTTATAATCAATTAAATTTATTCCAAGTTTATTCATTGGGTAATAACCAATTAGATAGTGACCCCTACGTTTTTAACCTATTCAATTTTGGATATACGGGTACCACATTTGCCAATGGAGTTACGGGAACATTTAAAAGAGTTATTAATCCTGATAATTTATTGGAAACAAAGTCAAAATATTATGTGAGGGAACATAAAATTTTAACAAATGTTGGAGATTGTATTATGGTTAAAAATGCGTTTGAAAAGAATCTATTTAACGAAGAGAGAAAATTTGAATATAGTTCAATAACACCAAACCAAATTTCAAGAATATCTCAAAAGACTAGTAGTAATTCATATAATGTTACGGTCAATTACGATTTAGATTTAAATGGAGTGTTGGATAATCAAAAACGACCTGTTAGTGAATTATTTTTAACTATTATTAATAAAGGATATACGGGATATTTTAATCAACCAAATAATGGTATAGGGTTAAAACAAGGTTGGGAGTTTAATTTGACAAGGCCAATAAGTTCTTGGTGGGATTTAAAAAATACTTATTCCGATACAAACATACAAACATCAAATTATACTTTGACTAGTGGTGTTACAAAAACATTTTATTATAATCAAGATTTAAAAAAAGATGATTTAATTGATGGTGACTTTTGTGAGTGGAATGATTATAACCAAATTGAAAGGGTTATTTCACCGTACTATCAAAAACTGAATTACAATCAAAACGTATTTCAAACTACTGAAACATATTCAACAAATAGTCCTGGATTTTATTACAAACCCCACACATCAATGAGGATTAGAGTTTTCTCTGATTATGTTGAGACTGCGGTTGCGGAACAAGTTGAAAATGTGCCTTTCTATTCTTTTTATTCTTCTGCCGACCAATCGTTTAGATGGAGAGACATATATACTTATGGGTTTAAGGATAACCTTGAAAGGGGTGTTGATTTCCCATTTATGAACAGCGCTCAATATCCATATCAAGAAGCCATCTTTAGATTAATACCTGAAGGAATAAACTATAACTCTTTAGGGGTTCAGTACCCAATTAAGCCATTGTTTGATGAGTGTGAATAAAGTTAAAATTAATTTAGACGGTTTTGTTGACCGACAACTTACAATCCCCATTCAGTTAACGTGGGACTATGTTGGGTTGGACCAAAGTATTGATGAATACGAAAGTAAAATCATTACTGAGGTTATTGGTGTTGGTAGAGATTTTGAGGTAACTCGATTTGCTCATGCACCTTTGACAGGTACAACAACTGAACCAACGGATATTAAATATGAGTTTAATTTTTATTCAGGAGGTTCTTTAAATGATGCTACAAATTGGAAGTCCAATTATCAGGTGGAAGGGTTTACAACTCAAGAGATTTTTTATTATACAAACAACTTTACCAATTCATTTTTTAAATTGGATTTGTATGACAATGTTGATGAAAAAAGACAGACCAATTATATAACAATTATTATACCGACACAACAAGGGTTAAAGATGGACGCAATCATGCAGACGACACCTGTTAGTATTAAAAAACCATATTTTGTTTTGGACTATGTTGGAGACAAAGAAGGTTTCTTTATCTATTGGTTAAAGAAAAGAACATTTTTGGATATCAAAACATTTTATATGACTGCCAAGTTCTATGATGCAAAAAATGGATACTTTACAAAGATGATGAATATGCCACAATCATCATTACCTGGTAACAAATATATCTTTGATGGTTCACAATATTTTTATTATCGTGTTGAATTAAATTATGAAAAACATGATTATCAAATATTCAACATGAATCCAAATCAAACAATATATCTTAATGATGCTCAAAGGGCGGGTACATTGGAACCCATAAAATGGTATGAATATGTTAACCCATAATGGAAGATTTTTATAATATTATAATATCACCTGAAACAATTAAGGGTGACTTGTTTATTGTTAATATGCAAGGTGAAAACGTTGGACCAACTTATACTGGTGAAACGACTGGTGTTTATTCGGGGATGACCCAAGTATTGACTGCGGGACCAAATGGAAGTTCAATATTATCAGGAATTACAATTCCAATTTTATTCAGACAAACTGCGGTTGACGTTGGTTACTTTAGTCCATTTGATGGAGCGGTATTACAGAAAGATGTGGTTGCCAATTTTATATTCTCATCAACAACTTCAAACCCATATGTTTATAATGTGTATAATACATCAAGTGAGTTTCAAAAATTTCTTGATTTATCATCTTATAAGGTTAGTTGGGGTGATGGGACGCCATCGCAAACCATTAGTTCATACACACCCAATTCAATCGTACACACTTATCCTGTTGCAATTGCTCAATATACAATTACATTGGAACAAACAAATCCGTGGGGAATTACAAGAGTTTCCAAAACAATCACGACACCATTTTCTGATGTGGTCATTAATAACCCAAATGGTGAAGCGTTTTTTATTCCTGTGGGTGGTAATTGGATTGAAACTCCAATCAGTTATAACTACATATTTTCAGGAGATGCCGTTAACGAAGTATCTGCTCAAACATCAAATAATTTTACAACGGTTCCATTTACGGTTTCAGGTTTAACAAAATCCAAACTTAATGAGTTGGCGATGTATGGACCATTAAAATTCCAAGTTGGGGTTCCCGTTATTAAGAACGGTCAAATATGGGGGGCGATAACTAATACTGCAACAACATTCACCGCCTATACAGTTAATTTGGTTGATTACTATGATTACATAGACGGGACAACAATATTTTTTGAACAATCTTCAGGATTTACAGAGAATAATTTAACACAAAGACCAATAACAAAAGAGGAAGTTTTAATCAAAGTTATTGACCAACCACAAATACAAACAAATGTTTTTGTTGAACGAGGAAAGAATTCAGCATACGAAAGAATCCAAAGATTAGGGGAGGTTGACAATTTAGGTGACATGATTAATTACGGATATGGATTTTTTAACGTTGAAAAAAAGAACTAAACTATTTATAAGATAAAATAAGATATGGCAATCGGTTCATACGGCACAATTAGACCTTCAGACGTTTCACCTGAAGACGTAGAGATTATATTAAATTATACTCCATCAAGGGATGTTACGAGTAATTTCGTCCTAACACAACTTGATGCACAAACAATTCTTAAACCTTATTTCAACAACACAGAAACAGGTGGAAACGCTGGTGTTGAGGTTTTGGGTGGATTATACAACTTAACATTACCTGCTGAGCAGTTCAACGCTCTTGGGATTTACACACTATACTTAAGACCCGCACAAATCAGAACAAGAATTACTGATTGTGGTGTGTTAAGTGCTTTGCCAAACGTAAAAGGAATTGTGATTGATATTTCAAATGTTCCAACACAATATCAAAATAAATTTGTTCCACAAGGATTGGTTGGATTTAGAGTTGAATATTTAAATCCTGATGGTTCAAAAATACCAAATTTCTTTAGAGTTATTACATCATCGTTCTTTTGTGAACCTGTGGTGACAAACCAAACAAATACAACACAAAAAGCAATTAGATATAGATATGTTGATGGAAATTCAAATTTAATATTCTTGACTTTATCACCATCATCATCCCCAACTAACAATCCAAACGCAACACCATTTATTGGTCAGCCAAATCAAAACATTATTATTTCAAATACATTTTTTAACCCAATTACTTTGGAAGTTGAAATGGTTGAATACGACGTATCATCTCTTGCAATTGCTCTTTATGGTAATCAAACCAAATCAATTGATGATGGTGTTTATACAATATATGACTCTGAAAATAACATATACAGACAATACAACTTGTATGAAATTAGAGACCAATTTAATGCATTGTTATATGAGGTTAGACAAAGTAGAGGTAATAATATTGATTTCAGTAAAAACTTTACAAACATAACTGGTTAATGGCAGTAAACACAACAAATACTAAATACTTTTATCCACCAAGACCAGGTAATGGCGGGGGGACTTTCTCTGACAACATTGTAGGATTACAAACTGTCGAGGGTGGAGGACTTACGCAAGGTAATTTTGAGTTTACAACAGGAGTAACAGAAAAAGTTAATCGTACATTCAATGTCGGAGCGTTCTCAGAACCAATGACTTTGGATATGATGAATATTGATAGTGTTGAAGAGAGTCGAAGAATACTTGCAACTCAATTTAGAGTTTATCCAAACTTTGATATTACTCAAGTTCTTAACTTTTCGATGTATGGTTCTCTATCTGAAAGATTTAGGGTTTCAATTACTCGTGTTATTAATTATTTCCCAGCGTCTTTAGATATTATATTTACTAATAGTGATTTCTCAACAGGTAATACTGCTTATGATATTGTTTATGATGTTCAAAATGATGAAACATATTTCAAGGTTAATGTTGATAGAATAAAAAATCCATTTGATATTGATTATTCTATTAGTGCGTCAACTAACTTAACATTGAGAGAGTTAGATGTTTCGCCATATAGAAATCTTAACAACACTTATTTAGATTATTGTGTTAGCATTGATGATAATATCTATAAGGTTTTGGCGTTTATTCCGTCTACCACATTAACATCAGGTGATATTACATTTTACGTTTCTGGTTCACCATTTGGAACAACGGCAACCACAATCCAACAAGAATATCAAATCAGACCAAATGATTATATTGTTGACAAAATATTTCAAGAAAGTTTTGATGAGGTTGAAAAATTCTTACTTAATAGATTAGTTAGACCTGAATATACTGCGGTATTTCAAGTACCACAACAAAATGAATTTGGTCAAACATATACGGATTATCAACAAGTGACTTGGCCAAAAGATGGTCCTTGGAACTTAGATATTAGTTCATTCTTATTTGACTCATACTTGGAACAAATCCAAGCAATTGCGGTTAATTTGGATTCGTTTAAGACCAATTTAATTTCAAGATTCTTAATTTCAGATTCTTTAAAAGAATTTGATACTTTGGGTAGAAAAGTTGAAAAGATATTCCAAATTTACGGTAGAAGTTTTGACCAAATAAAACAATTTATCGAAGGGTTGGCTTACATGAATTCTGTAAACTATAATCCATCAAATGATATACCTTCACAATTATTGGCTAATTTATCTCAAACATTAGGATGGTCATCTAATTTTTCACCAATTACAAATGAGGATTTCTTATCATCTGTTTTTGGTAATACATCGACACCAACTTATCCTGGTTATGCTCGAGCTTTAACGCCAACAGAATTAAACTATGCATATTATAGAAATTTAATTCTTAATGCCTCATACCTTTTTAAATCAAAAGGTACGAGAAGGTCTGTTGAATTTTTATTAAGATTGATTGGAGCACCTGATTCACTAATTGAATATAATGAACACATTTATTTGGCTGACCAAAAAATTAATCTTGACCAGTTCTATAATCAATGGGCTCAAATTTCAGGTGGTACTTACGTTCAAGAAACACCATCTTATGCTGTAGGTCAAACATATAGTATTTATGGACAAATTTATACTGCATTTACAGAAACCGCAACATATACTGATACTAATATAACATTAGCAGCATACCCTATAGATTTTGAAGGATATCCAAAAGCTCCTGTCAATACGGAAACATACTTCTTCCAAATTGGTGCTGGTTGGTATGAAACTACACCATCACATAGAAGTCCTGATAATGTTGTACTTACGGGAAATGTTTACACAGGACAAAACTTTAGTATCCAAACACAATTACAACCGTTTACTTACGGTCAGACTTATTTGAATAGATTTAGGGACTTCCCTTATATGACGGAAGGATTTAAACTTCAAAAAGTTGTTGATAATAATAAATCATGGTTAGCGGACGATGATAAAATTAGAGTTTCAACTCAAGGAGATTACAATGCATACTACTTTATCGATAATGAAAAATTAGTATTAAACGTAAAGAACGTTGACATATTCTTAAATCCGGCCCAAGGTCTTGTTTATGATGTTTGGGACCAATCAAGAAGATATGATTACCCAATTCCTGAATCAGGTTTAACCGTTGGTTATCCTGTACCAGGTGGTGTTGATTGGACATATGTTGACCCTAAGCCTAAGAAGAAAACATTCTTTGAATTCTCTCAAACTTTTTGGCAGAATATGATTAACACTCGAAACAGACAATACATCTCTGATGGTAAAACGGGTGGTTATCCTACATTACAATCTATTTGGTGGAAATACATCGAATCAGAACAAACTGTCGGGTTGCCCAACAACAAGTACACGTATCAAAAGTTAATCGATTACGTTAATGGTATAGGTCCTTATTGGACTAAGTTGGTGGAACAGATGGTTCCCGCAACAACCATTTGGAATGGCGGGGTTAGATTCGAAAACTCTGTACTACATAAACAAAAGTTTGTTTATAGAAGACAAAGAGGTTGTCAGTTTATACCAGTACCTGTTGACCCATGTTATATTATATCAAACATTTTTGATTACACATGTAATTCAGAGTATGTTGAATTTTATATTTATCCGTGGTTAAATGGTGATATTAATGTATCTGATTTTAATAGTATTCTTGCAAATAGAATTAATAATATGTTATCATCAAGTGGACTAACACTTAATGAATGTTATCAAAATTCAGTTCAGACAGAATGGTATGTTGATTTAAGAATTAATAACCAAATCATAATTCAAGATAGTTTTTATAATGGGTATGGTTATAATGATGTACCAACAGATTCGCAGTGGAGAAACGCTTTAATAGATTATCTACCAACTTTATATGGTTATGGCTACACATATTTCTTAAATGGTAATACATTAACAATAACTAATTTAGGATGTGTTTCCCAAAATTTACAAGAAACGGTAGTTTTAAACGTAGGAATAAATATTAATATAAATTGTACTAGATAATGTCAGTGTTTAATTATAACATAGCGGTTACGGGGGATTGTTCAAATACAAACTCAGGGTCAATTAGTTTGACTTTGACTGGTGGTACTCCACCATATACAGTACAATGGTTAAGTCCTGTATTATCACCTGATATTGTTACAACATCACCTGCGGTTAAAACGGGATTAAGCGCCACAACATATGCGGTTAGGGTTAATGATAGTACCCTACCAACAAATAGTGAATTTTACATTAATATACCAGTATCAAGTGGGGTATGTGCAAGTATTCTTGGAGTTATGGGAACAACATGTTCTGAAAATAACGGGGCAGTTACAGGAACATCGACATCTGATTATTCCTCAACAAGTTTTTATTTATATCATGGAGATGGGGTATTTTCTCAATCTGCAACTACAAGCCAATCTACCGTTGAATTTGGAAGCCTAACAGCGGGAACATATTATATAACTGTTCTTGACTTGGGTGGTTGTACAGGACAAAGTGCCAATTTTATCGTTGAAGATTCCGATACATTAGATTATGGACTATATGTGGTACCAAACTCATCTTGCGGAGGTAGTGCTATGGGTAAAATTATGATTACTGGTTTAACAGGTAGTCCACCATATACATATCTTTGGAACACAAGTGCCACAGGGTCAACTGTAACTGGATTAACTGCGGGAAATTACTCTGTTAGTGTCACAGATTTTTATGGATGTGTGACAACAAAGTCTGCAACAATTGTTGATGTACCGCCAATAGGGTTGGGAATATTTACAGCAACGGAACCAACTTGTTTTTCCGCCGATGGAGTTTTAACCATTCAAATTACGGGAGGAACCGCACCTTATTACTATTCTGCATCCACAGGTCAAGTGGTGGTCCAATATCCGACATCATGGTCAATATCTGGATTATCACCAGGAAATTATTCTTTCCAAGTTACCGATGCAGCTTTATGTACAATCACGGTAGGTACAACTCTAACATCACCAAATGGTATAACGTCTGTTAGTATTTCAACACAAGGTTCAACATGTTCAAGTAATGGTGGTTCAATAACTGTTTCGGTTATTGGAGGTACATCGCCTTATATCTATACTTTAATTTATCCTAATGGGAATACATTAAATGTTAGTAATAATCAAACCACTCAATTATTTTCAAATTTAGCTTCGGGAACATATTCAGTTTCGGTTCAAGATGAATCGGGATGTTTTTATATGGATGAGGTTACATTATATGCTACTAATACCTTTACAATTTCCACTGAAACTACAGGAACAACTTGCAATCGTGATAATGGTTATATCACAGTTAACAAGAGTGATGGGGGAGAATCTCCATTTGACTATTCATTAGATGGTTTAGTTAATATAAATGATACTACATTATCTGCAATTACATTTGATAATGTTTCATCGGGACAACATACAATTACCGTTACAGATAGTACGGGTTGTACCCAAACTACTCAAGTATATGTTGGGGAAAGTTCACCGTTAGATTATAGTTTATATAGCACTTCCTGTGGTACAGGTTCTGATGGGATGTTAACTGCATTTATCTCATCTGGTACTCCACCTTTCGTATTTACTTGGTCTGATAATATACCTAATAACCCACAAGAAATTACTGTCACAGGTTTAACAGGTGGAACATACAATTTAACAATAGTTGATGATAATGGATGTTCATTATCAAGAACTACCAGTATTACTTGTGATGCGGCATATGTTTCTTATCAAACTTATGTAATGGGGTCTCAAGTGTTTAACATTCAATCACAAACTAAGTTTGGATTGTTACAAATGTTGAATGTTGGATTTGATGATTTAACTTCGGGAAATACAAGTTGTAGTTTAATATCTGCAACTTTTACAGTTAAAGTTTCCGTAAATCCTTTAGGTATAACAACAAGTGATACGTTCTTTACAACAACATCTTTAAATGTTGCACCAAGTGATAATGATTATTATGATACAGTTGTTAGTTTATTAAATACAATACCTGGTATTGGTGTAATAACGGTAGATTCTGCCAATAATCAAATAATAATTCAAACAAGTCCAACTAACAATAGTTTAAATGGTCAGGAAATTATTATTGAATTGATAATCGTTTATGATACAATTTGTTTAACATGATACAGGTAAGAATAACGGAAATATCGGGAGGTACATACCCAATTGATGTCTATATATCAGATGTATATGGGAACTATCAAACTTTACTTGGTACTATAAATACAGGACCCGTTCCACCTACAGTTGAATATAATAACACAATACCTTCAATATTTAATACTGCTCCTGAGATAATGTTAACCTTAACGGATAACAATGGATGTAGTATTTTTAAATTATTACAATGTACTTTTGGTTGTACTTTCCAAATTACTATTGAATTGGCTTCTTGTGTCGTCAATATTGATATTCAAGAAGCAAATTGTAATTTTTCTATTGTATATTCAGACCCTTCTTGTGTAATATAAGATATTTTTATTTTTATAATAATCTGTTTTATTTTTTTTTTATTCAAATAAGATAGTCGTGGTATTTATTAAGTAAAACAACGAATGTCGACTTACTCTATATTAGTAACAAATAATGCACCTGGATGTGGAACTGAAATTGAACAACAATTAACAGTAACAGGTTGTACCACATATATTGTTAGATTAGCATCTAATTCAAACGCCTTAGGACCATTTAATGTTTATGTTGACAATGTAATTTATTATTCCGCACAAACAAGAACAGACATGTTTAATGGGGTTGTTGTAACCCTTGAGTGTGTAACGCCAACACCTACACCAACACCATCAGTAACTTCAATTGCCACAACCCCAACGACTACACCAACAAATACACAAACACCAACTAATACTGAGACGCCAACTCAAACCCAAACACCAACCAATACTGAAACACCAACTCAAACTCAAACACCGACAAATACTGCTACTCAGACTCAAACACCGACAGTAACTCCAACAAATACACAAACACCAACTAATACTGAGACGCCAACTCAAACCCAAACACCAACCAATACTGAAACACCAACTCAAACTCAAACATCTACTCAAACCCAAACTCCAACTCAAACCCAAACTCCAACGGTAACTACAACTGCAACACTTACACCTTCTCCGACAGCATCTGTTGGGTTAACTCCTACTGCGACTGAAACTCAAACTCCTACACCAACTGAAACACCAACAAATACACCTACTAATACTGAGACTCCAACATTAACCCCTACTCCAAGTGTCACACCCGCTGGTGTTATAATTAATCTTGAAGCATTCTATTCGTCTGGTTCAATTTATGCAGGTTATGGTGCCACTGCGTCAACATTGTCTGATGTTGCACTTAACATATCATTTATTGACGAAATAGAAACAACGGGAATCCCAATTTTTAATTCGGTAAATATTGTAATTCCGTTTGGGGAAACAACAGGATTTACACAAACCGTATTAAACGATGTTTATACCGACGCAACTCAAATATCTATTTTTAATAACCTTATAGTTAGTGCGCCTGGTTCAATTTATACTTATGCATTTATTACAGGATATACGTATAACGCAACACCTACGCCTACACCAACACAAACTCAAACGCCAACTAATACTGAAACTCCAACAAACACACCTACAAATACTGAAACACCGACACAAACTCAAACACCTACAAATACTGAAACACCGACACAAACTCAAACACCTACTAATACTGAGACTCCAACACAAACTCCTACAGAAACACCAACACAAACTCAAACACCGACTAATACTGAAACACCAACATCAACTCAGACACCGACTAATACAGAAACTCAAACACCAACACCAAGTACAACTGCAACTGCAGGTTCAACACCTACTGCAACTGAAACTCAAACACCTACCCCAACTGAAACACCAACTCAGACACCAACAAATACTGAAACTCCAACTCAGACACCAACAAATACTGAAACTCCAACTCCAACACAAACTCAGACACCAACAAATACTGAAACTCCAACTCAGACACCAACAAATACCGAGACTCCAACACAAACTCAAACACCTACTAATACTGAGACGCCAACTCAAACTCAAACTCCAACTAATACTGAAACACCAACAAATACACCAACAAATACCGAGACGCCAACTCAAACTCAGACACCTACAAATACAGAAACACCTACTCAAACTCAGACACCAACAAATACTGAGACTCCAACAAATACTCCAACAAATACCGAGACGCCAACTCAAACTCAAACACCAACTAACACAGAAACACCAACTCAAACTCAAACACCAACTAATACTGAGACTCCAACTAATACACCTACAAATACTGAAACGCCAACCCAAACTCAGACACCAACTAACACTGAAACGCCAACCCAAACTCAGACACCAACAAATACTGAGACTCCAACGAATACACCAACACCAACGGTAACTCAGACACCAACTAACACAGAAACACCAACTCAAACACCTACACCAACACCAACTAATCTACCATTCTCGGCTTACATTTTCCCTGAACCAAGTGATGTTAGTTCAACTAATAATCTTGGTCAATATATGTCAGATAATGGTGCCGTTTCATTCTATGGTTATTGGCTTAATGGTCAGGTTGCTCCGGCCGCAGGACCAAATTATTCTCCTGATTTGGACGTTTATGCTCATTTCTCAGGTTGGTCAACTACTGTTGATGGGTTCCTAACGCCTGTTACAACTTTGGCAGGACCAATAAGACAAGTTTCTGGTTCGGGTAATGATTCTTATGGTTGTGGACAAAATCAATATACGTTTGGTACTATCGCGGTAGCACCTGGACAAGTAGACCCTAGTATTCAATACTTCTATTCAATTTGGGTACCATTGGCGGGTGTTGGAGGTACAATGACAAATATGACGGTAGATATTGGTACTGGTAGTGCATGTGCAACTAATGTTATCAATGATGGTACGCCTGACCCAGGTTTATCAACACAAAACGTTATCGTAACTTCAGGAGCAGCCATTCCTGCAGGGACTTATAGAGTATTATGGTTAGGTTCGTATGCTGAACAACCAGTGGCACCTCCATTGTCTGTTACAATCTACTTTAAGGGGGACACTAAAACATAATATAAAAACATATTTTTAATATAAACAAAACAACATGTCATTTCCATATAAAAATCCTATAACCGCAAGTCAACTTTCAGGTTCTGAATCCGTAACAAGGACAGCAACATTTGGTACTAATTTTTCTGTACTCCAAACAGGTGGATATATGGAGGTATATTCACTTTCGGATTTAAATTGGTCGACATACGGTGTAACATCAGGAGCAATTCAAAATTCTGGTAATACAATACCAATTCAATTCACGAAAGGAACGGGAAGTGCATTTTCACGTGATGTATTAACGTTAAATTCTGATAATATATCTTCAGGTAGAAGGAGATTAGGTATGCAAGTATTTGTTCAGGAAACTGAAACTGTATATCAATATACAATACCAAATTATGATACACTATGGAATGCGTTGACAGGATTAACAGGTAACTCTGGAATTACTGTTACTGACTATGCAACATCGGTTAATGACCGTTCACAAGCGGGTAGAGATTTTATTAACGCTTGGACTGGTTCGACAATTGAAGGTCAAAGTGGGACAACAGTAGGAGATGCTCGTTGGAGGATATTTTATGGTAGTGACGTTCAAATTACGGGTGGTACATATTTTTCAGGTACATCAGATTTAGATTTATATAATAATACTGGCGGTACAATAACAATTACAGGTTTAACTGCTCCAATTACAGGTGGAACTTATAATAGTGGTAGCCAAACTTTAACTCTTACCAATTCACTTGGTGAGGATATTCAGGTAACTGGATTTACAAGCGGTGGAGGTGGAAGCCCTCTTACAATTTATGATGCCACGTCAGGTGTAACGGCAACAAACGTTACAGGTATGACTTTTTCAGGTGCTTCTGTTATAGATAACGGAAGTGGTAATGTAATAATTAATTTTACAGGTGGAACAGGAACATCGGGTACTAGTGGTACTTCAGGAACTTCAGGAGAATCAGGAACTAGCGGTACATCAGGTTCAAGTGGTTTAAGTGGAGTTGATGGTTCAAGTGGTTCTTCAGGAACTAGCGGTACATCAGGTTCAAGCGGTTCAAGTGGCTCTTCAGGAGAATCAGGAACTAGCGGTACATCAGGTTCAAGTGGTTCAAGTGGTTCTTCAGGAGAATCGGGAACTAGCGGTACATCAGGTTCAAGTGGTACTTCAGGAGAATCGGGAACTAGCGGAACATCAGGTTCAAGCGGTTTAAGTGGAGTTGATGGTTCAAGTGGTTCTTCAGGAACTTCAGGAGAATCAGGAACTAGCGGAACATCAGGTTCAAGCGGTACTTCAGGTTCTTCAGGAACTTCAGGAGAATCAGGAACTAGCGGAACATCAGGTTCAAGCGGTACTTCAGGAGAATCAGGAACTAGCGGAACATCAGGTTCAAGTGGTACTTCAGGAGAATCAGGAACTAGCGGAACAGATGGTTCAAGTGGAACTTCAGGTTCATCAGGAACTAGCGGAACAGATGGTTCATCAGGAACTAGCGGAACAGATGGTACTTCAGGTTCATCAGGAACTAGCGGAACAGATGGCTCATCAGGAACTTCAGGTTCATCAGGAACTAGCGGAACAGATGGTTCAAGTGGAACTTCAGGTTCATCAGGAACTTCAGGTTCGTCAGGTACTAGCGGAACAGATGGTTCATCAGGAACTAGCGGTACAGATGGTTCATCAGGAACTAGCGGTACAGATGGTTCATCAGGAACTAGCGGTACAGATGGTAGCTCAGGAACTTCAGGTTCATCAGGCACTAGCGGAACAGATGGTTCAAGTGGAACTTCAGGTTCATCAGGAACTAGCGGTACAG